CCGCTCGCCACATCGAGTTTCTCTCGGTGTGTTCCTTATTAGGAACCCATTCGTAGCCCTGCTTTCCCTAAATGTGAGCATCATTTTGACTGGCGTAGCCCGACATCGCGAAAATGGGGGTCTTGGTCCGATTACGGGAAGTTATACTTCCTTTATCTTTCCGGATCCCAAATACGTGAGTTGGAACGTTGGTTCAAAGCAAGAATGTGATGACATCGTCGGAAGCCGGGAGACAGCAAACCTGTTTATCCTGGTGAATGACAATGTTACTACGTTTCTTGCGGATGGAGAATACCGAACTGGCAGTGGGACTCTCATTAAGAAACTTAATGGAATCCCCCTTGCAGGTCCTTGGGTATCTCCTCCTGATCCTCGGGACGTTTATCCTCTTCCAGGCTTTCTGGAAAAGTCGAACGTCGCTTGGGAAATTCTGTCCAAGTCTAATCCGAATGTTCCGCAGGTTCCCATACCTGCGTTCGTCGGAGAAGGACTCGGTGGAATCGCATCGAAGGTCAAACGGGGGATCGAGAAGGCGCGGGGGATAGTAGAAGACACAGGTTATGCGTCTTCGAAATCCATTGCGCGGGGCACCGTTGGTGCCCACTTCGACTTGATCCCGTTGATCAACGACTTCAAGAAGATGCTCCAGTTTCAGCGTGCCTTACAGCATCGCCTGAACTGGTTGCGTCACCTTGCAGAAGGAAAGCCGATAAAGAGACGTGTCTCTTTGGGAGCGGAGAGAGAGAAGCAAGTCAACGATGCAGAAGTTAATCTGCATACGGAGTCTGCAACTTTCAAAGGTAAATACCAGACCTCCTATTACAAGGAGGAATGGGGTACCGTCCAGTGGAAACTGGAGCCGTGGTTCAAAATACCTAAAGATAACGCAGAGCTAACGAAGTTAGCCGAACGTTTGACTTGGGATATTTCGCTCGACGGTCTGTTAAACGCGGCTTGGGAATTTACTCCCTGGTCGTGGTTCACAGATTGGTTCCTGGGTGTTGGCGCCGTAATTGACGCTACACGCAATACCGTTCCGCTTCAGCATTCGCACCTTTGTATGATGAGAACGTCCGGCGCGAGCCGGACCTATCAATGTACATCGAAACCGTCCTGGGCCACTGTCAGTGGCTCAAAGACGGAATCAAGGACGCGAAAGGAGAGGTTTCCAATCTCTCCTATGCTACCGTTTCCGGTTACGATTCCTGCTATTACTAGCAGGCAATGGTCGATCCTTGGGGCTATTAGCTTCCTCAAGGGTTCGTCTAACAGACGCTCCCCTGGTTAGGCTTTAAGCCTCAAGGAGTTCTCAATGGCTAAACTTGGTGCTACACTTACAATCACCGTGGGCGGTTCGCCCAAGGAATTGATTCGTGTCAACGGTCCGTCAGAATTCAAATCAGAGTACCTCCTTCGGGAGTCTCTGGTTGAATATCGGGTTCGTGTCCGCCATACCACCACTGGTGGTAAGAACGGCACGCCTACGTATGATCGACACAACTTCGAAATTGTGAAGACTACGTACGCGACTGAAACCGATGACGAGTTCTATCAGAAGTTTTATTTCGTCTGGGAGGAAATTGCCTCCAAGTCGGAAAATACGCTGGTTGATGCAATAGCCGATTTGATTATTGCGGATACCAACGAGCTTCTGGATGAACTTGCAGATTTGGTTAGCGGTTAAAGGCTAACCGACCTGTTCGTCGATGGGCTAGCACCTCGTCACCATTGCGTGGGTCACCCTCATCCCCCCAAAGGAGGACTAGATGACTAAACGCCACGTTCGAGAACTGAAAGTCCTGTATGACAATCTATTTCTAGATGCTCTACAGGCATTCCCGACGCTACGAGTTGAATTCGAGAGAGATCTCGATAGACTCGTCCGGCTCGTCAACGTTAGGGGCCTCCACGTGTTCTGCGTGGATCTTCCTAACGTGGGAAAGCACTTTGATAAATGCTTATCCCTTGGCCAGTACTCTACCAGCGGTTTACCTTTGACAAAAAGGTATACCAATGGCGTAGTGATCCCGAAGTTTCTTCGGGGGCTCTACTTACTAGTCTTTGACGAGTTGGGCCAGCTGAAAGATGACTGTAATATCGAAGCTGCCTTCTTCATACGGCAAATTTGCTATATGGCGAAGAAAGTGGAGATATACTGTGGCGACGAAGCGGTCCGCTGTGAAGTGGAAAGCTTTGCCGTCACTGACGAATCCCTCCCGGAACCTGAACAGTTCTGGGACATGACGCGTCCTACTACTTCTGACGTTACCAATGTGTACCGTGGATTCGTCCACAGTACGCGGTATCGCGAAAGAGTTCGGAGCGTTGATCCCGCTTTAAGCGAGGTCTCGTCGGTCTTCCTCAAGAACCTGGACATTGTGTCCGGGCTATTGTGTGCCACGTTAGGGGCTTATCACCCCGATGAGTGGTGTTTCAGGCATGGCCCTGGTGCTGTCTCTGAAGTCACTGGTCCATCCAACAAATACTGTTGGACAAACTGGAGTGACAGATTAGACAACGTGTTCCCATTCGCAGATTATGGTTTCCATAATCACGCTACGTGGGCTGCATTAGTGGGCGAGGATGAGACGGAGATTGGTTCAGAAGACCCAATCTCGAGGCTCATCGCAGTCCCTAAGACGTACGCAAAGCCCCGGCTAATAGCCGCGGAGCCGAGCGAACATCAGTGGTGCCAGCAGAACATCTGGCACTACTTTTGCTCCCGTACTTCACGCACTTGGATCTCGGAGTTTGTCCTATTTAGGGACCAATCCCGGAACCAGTTGCTGTGTCGTAGGGCGTCAGTGGACCGATCAATGGCTACGATAGATTTATCGGAAGCCAGCGACCGTGTCACTTGCCACCTGGTAGGTCAGTTCTTTCGGAGCAATCCGAATTTACTGGTTGCCCTCCAGGCGACACGTACCCGTCGAATTTCGCAAAACCTTAACCCAAAGGTTGAGCGAATCCTCGATTTGAGGAAATTTTCGACTATGGGTAGCGCTTGCACCTTCCCGGTCGAATCCTTGGTGTTCCTTGGCATTGCCATAGCTGCCGTTTTAACAAAACGGAAGCTAAAAGCTTCGTCAAGGACCATCCTCGGACTAGCCCAGGAGGTAGCAGTCTTTGGGGACGACATAGTCGTACCCACTGACAGTCGGCTCCTCTTCTCACAGGCACTTGAAGTCCTAGACTTCAAAGTGAATCACAACAAGTCTTTCTGGACTGGGGAGTTCAGAGAGTCTTGCGGTGTCGACGCCTTTAGGGGCGTTGAGGTCACTCCAGTTTACTGGAAGGGCCCCTGTGAGGGGAACCCTGAGTCAATAGTGAGAACCGTTGAAGTGAGCAACAACTTCTATCAAAAGTGGTTGTTGAACACAGCTCGGTACATCGCGTCGACCATCCGGGATATCCATATCCCAGTGATAGACATTGACTCGGGAGTCTGCGGTCTAAGATCCTTTGTTACTCCTGTGCTCGGTTCTTTCCGGAACCGGTACAACGAGAAGCTTCAAAGGGTCGAGGTTCTAGTGCCGGTGGTCAAGACCACTTGCGCGAAAACCGCGATTACAGACGACTCTGCACTGCTTCAGTACTTTACTGAAAAGCCTTCTCCTTCCACTCCGTGGAAGGGGGGGGTTACGCAGAGGCCCAGAGTGAAAATTCGCTCTGGGTGGGTACCCGTTGAGGAAGTGGTTCGGACTTAACCGAAACACCCTCTATGGGATAAGGATGACATCTCACACTGGGGGGCCACGCGCGTATTACTACCGCGAGGCCCCCAAAGAGCTTTAATGCC